AGCTTATGGCCAAGATAGCTGAAGCTAAAGATAAACTAGAATCACTTAAGGAGTTTGAATAATGGAAGATTTAGTGATTATAGATAAAATAAAAAAATCCATTAACAACGCTCAACTTCAAATACAAGATACTATGATGGGTGGGGGTGTTGACAATATGGAAAAATACAAGTATTTATTGGGTCAGGCACATGCCTACTCAATAATATTACAGGAAATCTCTAACCTGCTAAACTATAAGGAGCAAAAAAATGAGCAAGGAAACGTTATCGACATCGGAGGAGACAAAAAAGGAAACTCCTAAACATGTCAATGCATTAGAAGAAAAATACAAACAAGAAGCAAAAGAAGAACCCCACGCAAAAAGATTAGATCCAGAAAGCATTAAGGAAATGGTAGATCAATTACCTGACCCTGCTGGATACAGAATTTTAGTTTTACCTTTTACACCTAGAGAGAAAACCAAAGGTGGAATTTTATTTTCACAAGAACAATTAGATAAAGCAAGAATCGCAACAACATGTGGTTATGTTTTAAAGATGGGAGATCTGGCTTATAAAGATGAAGAAAAATTTATAGAGCCATGGTGTAAAATAGGAGATTGGGTAATGTTCGCCAGATATGCTGGTGCAAGATTACCAATAGAAGGCGGAGAAGTGCGTATATTAAACGATGATGAAGTTTTGGGTACAATTGGTGATCCAGAATCGATTCTTCATTACATTTAAACATAGGAAGGAACTATGCAAGAAGAAAACAAAACAAACGAAGAATTAATTGATGTTGGAGATGCAGATGAATCTGCAACTGAAGTTAATTTAGAGGAACAGCAACCCAAAGAGGAAGCTGCAAAAGAAGAAAAGGTAGAAGTAGAACAGGTTGAAGCACAAGAAGAAAAACCTGTTGAAGAAAAAAAAGAAGAAGAGAAAAAAGACGAGTTAAAAGAATATAGTGAAGGCGTTCAAAAAAGGATTGCTAAACTTACTCGTAAGATGAGAGAAGCAGAAAGACAAAGAGAAGAAGCTATCGCATTTGCGGAATCAACTAAAAGAGACAAAGAGGAAATGGAAAGTAGATTATCTAAATTAGATAAAAACTACGTTTCTGAATTTGAAAGCAGAGTTAAAACTAATTTAGCAGCAGCTAAACTAGCTCTTAAAAATGCTATCGAATCTCAAAATGTTGAAGCACAAGTTGCAGCTCAAGAACAAATTGCTAATTTGACTATGGATGCAGCTAGACTTAACTCTATTAAAAATAGAGAAGAAGCACCAAAAAAAGAAGTTAAGATTAATCCTCAAAGGGTTAATACTCAACAAGCTGCAACAGATCCTAAAGCGGAAGAGTGGGCAGCTAACAATTCTTGGTTTGGTAATGATTCAGCAATGACTTATACGGCTTTTGATATACATAAAAAGCTAGTAGAGGAAGAAGGTTTTGATCCTAAAACAGATGAATATTATACGGAAGTTGATAAAAGAATAAGACTTGAATTTCCGCATAAATTTGATAAGATATCGGAAAAACCTGCGGAAAGAGCAAAACCTGCTCAAAACGTAGCTTCGGCTAAACGTTCAGCCTCAACAGGACGCAAAAAAACTGTCAAGCTCACACCTTCACAGGTAGCAATCGCTAAAAGATTAGGTGTGCCACTCGAAGATTATGCTAAACAATTAAAAATCACGGAAGGAGTATAGGCATATGGAAAATGATAAAATTAGGACTTCACGTGCGAGCCAAACTAGAGAAAAAACTTCTCACAAAAAAGTATGGACTCCACCCAACTCACTCGATGCACCGCCTGCGCCAAAAGGCTTTCGACATCAGTGGATAAGAGCTGAATCAATGGGGTATCAAGATACCAAAAATGTTGCAGCATCTTTAAGAGAAGGATACGAATTAGTGAGAGCTGATGAATATCCAGATCAAGATTATCCACAAATGACTGAAGGAAGATACGCAGGAGTAATTGGAGTAGGTGGCCTTTTGCTGGCAAGGATACCGGAAGAGATCGCACTTCAAATTGAGGATTACTATAATAAGAAGACTCAAGAAAAAGAAGAAGCCATTAACAACGATCTTATGAAGGAAAGGCAAGCTGGGATGAAATTCAGAAATGAATCTACATCTAGTGTAACTTTTGGTGGTACAAAGAAAAGCTAATTATTTAGTGATTCCTATCCATTAAATTAACTTTAAACAATAAGGAAAAAACTATGGCAAATAAAACAGAGGGTTTTGGATTAAGAGCTGTGATGACGCTTGGAAATACTCCGGCTACATCAGGACAGTCTAATTACAAAATCGAGTCTGGTCTAGACGTAGGTATCTTTAAGAACAACCCTGTATCATTAAATGACGGTGGTGCAACTGCCGGTGAACAAGGTTACTTACAAGATGCGTCTTTTGCTACAACTGATGATGGCGGAACTGGTGGAGCTTCTTACACGAATGCTTCTCACGCTCTTATGGTTGGAGTGTTTAATGGAGCTTTCTACATAGATAACTCTACAAGCAAACCAACTTTTGCAAATTCAGTTGCTGCGAGCACTACGTTCGGAACTGACTATAATACTGGAAGTAGCGATGGTATTGGCTTTGTTAACGACAATCCACAACAAGAGTATGTTGTTAAAGCGGATGCGGCGGTAACTCAAGCAATGATCGGAACTTCTTTTAACGTTAACAACTTTACTGCAGGTGAAGCTATTAGTGGTCAATCAACTGTCAAATTAGATATCGGTGGCGGTGCTGCTGAAACTAAAATGTTCAGAGTGGTTAGATCAGCAGATGAAAGCGAAAACAATGATTTATCATTAGTTAACGCGAACATCGTAGTAGCTTGGAACTCTGCAAGTAATTTATATCAATAATTGAATAGGAGTATATAAACTATGGCAATATCAAGAGCACAGCTAGTTAAAGAACTAGAACCAGGTTTGAATGCACTATTCGGACTTGAGTATAAACAATATGCTAACGAGCATGCAGAAATATTCGACACAGAAACTTCTGACAGAGCTTTCGAAGAGGAAGTAATGTTATCAGGTTTCGCGAATGCAGCTGTAAAACCTGAAGGTCAAGGTGTAACATTCGATGATGCACAAGAAACTTTCACAGCTCGTTACACTAACGAAACAATTGCATTAGCGTTTGCAATCACAGAAGAAGCTATCGAAGATAACTTGTATGACAGACTTGCGTCTAGATATACAAAAGCGTTAGCAAGATCTATGGCAAACACGAAGCAAGTTAAAGCAGCGGCTGTATTGAACAATGCGTTCAATTCATCATTCGCTGGTGGTGATGGTAAAGAGCTTTGCGCTACTGACCACCCAACTTTAGCAGGAGATCTATCTAACGAGTTAGCAACACCTGCTGAACTTAACGAAACTTCATTAGAACAGTCGTTGATTGACATCGCGGCGTTTACTGATGAAAGAGGCCTAAAAATTGCGGCACAAGGAGTTAAATTAGTAATTCCTTCAGCGCTTCAATTTACTGCTGAAAGACTTATGAAGTCTGCAGGTAGAGTAGGTACAGCTGATAATGACATTAACGCAATCGCGTCAATGGGAATGATTCCGCAAGGTTATGTAGTTAACCACTACTTAACTTCTACGAAGAAGTTCTTCATTAAAACAGATGTTCCTAACGGTCTTAAGCATTTCGTAAGATCACCTATCAAAACTTCAATGGAAGGTGACTTCGATACAGGAAACGTAAGATACAAAGCTAGAGAGAGATACGTATTCGGATTCTCTGACCCTAGAGGTATCTTTGGTTCTAACGCAACATAATCGTTAAAACAAAATTTAAAGGGGGCTGTAAAAGCCCCCTTTTTATGATACAAAAGGTGTAATCATGAAAAATTTTCGAGTACAAATCAGAGCTTATGGATACTATGCGGACTTCACTATGGTGTGTGAGGACGATAGTAAAGCTTTCGAAAATGCTTTAGTTGACAAACTGGGTAAAAATGATATTGTGTGGGAAAAAGATGGATTCACAAATGAATCTAAAATGTGGCTAACCTATGAGGAGGTTATAAATGACACACGTTCAGGAACTCTATACGAAGAAGAGAGGTCTAGAACTTGAGTGGTCGCAGCACTATAATCAAGAGAAAAGGTATACTCTAGATATGGTGAGAATTGATGACAGAATTAAACAAGTCATCAGTCATATTAAGCAAGCTGAAGCTAAAGAAGCTCAAAAGCTTAATAAAATAGAAGAGGCTGCACCAGACGTTTCAGTAGCTACGTAAATAAAAGCTACATCGTTGAAATACGTACATTCACTACAGGCTCTCTTGCACTCTACTAAAAATTAATATATATTCAGCACACTATACATTTATTTAGAATACTGACGCGTATAGTCGACGGCCTAGAGACAGTATTCGGAAAACTAGGAGGATATAAATATGGCATCAACTACATTTTCGGGACCGATTAAAGCGGGAAC